GTGCGTAGTCCCGCCAAGCCGCTTGGTTATCAATAAGGCGTTGCGCAGGCCAAGATGGTCCGCCATCTCTCTCACGCTCGCAGGGAGCAGGGCAGGATACTTTTCAGCCATCTTTTCCATTGTGCGCCGTTCATCCATGCTTGAATCCCGGTTTAGGCGCAGGCTGCTTTGCCCGTTACGGCAAGGCCGTTGCCCGCCTGTTCTTCAATCATGCGACAGGCGGTCTCCACGGTCTCGGAGCCTCTGACAAGCAAGCTGTTCAGACCGTCAATGGCCTTCTGTCCCAAGGAGTGGTGCGGAGGAAGAACGGTCAGAACATCGGACATGAAAGCCACAACGGCACCCAAGTCATGAAGATTGTCCAGAATATCAAGATACACAGAGGAAGGAACTTCGGAGGCCAGGTAGCCGCCGTCCTTGCCCTCGCAGATAACGGCGTCAAGGGCATGCTGGATTTCATCAAAAATGATCTTCAAGCCTTTGGTTGCCTTGGCATTGACGAAGCCTTCCCGGTTCCCGCTGGTCAAAGACTCGTCCAGCAGGGCCATCAAGGAAGCAACGTTTTCCAGTGTGCCGAGAACGCCTTCAAATCCCAAATAATGCGAGCCATGAACAATCATTTTCGAATCCTCCTCGGATGATGCCTTTTTCAACGTAAAAGCCGTGTTTCCACGGTTTAAGCCTTGCTTTTCTTGGTGCGGCTTACTGCCAGTGTGTTTTCCAGTGCGACCATGACGTTCTGCAATTCGCGCACTGTGGCCTGTTCCAGACGCGGCAAGCCGGTCTGCTTCTCCAGGATCGCCGCCGCATAGCTCCACGGCATGTACTGTCCCCTTGCCTTGCCCAACTCCGCCAGAAGGGCCTCTATGCGTTCCAGCGTGGGCCGTGCGGGGTTTTTCTGGTCTTTCATGGTCAAGGGCTTGCCGTGCTTGTCTTCTTTCGTCTTGCGGGCAGGACGTTCATTCCAGCCCTTGGTGCGGAAATAACTGACAAGCCGTACAAGCTCGCGCTCTTCCAGCTTGGTGCAGGAATCTACGCCAAAATTTGTGTGCAGAATCTCCCGGTAGGCATCGTCGCTGAGGCCAAGCTGCTTCTGGGCAATCTTGACCTTGGCAATCAGGCTTGTGCGCTTGGTCTTGGGCTTCCCGCCCACAAAGGCCTTCTTGGCTTTGGAAGCCGCTTGCTTCCGAGGGGCGGCGGGTTCTTGATTCTGCTTGGGAAAAGGGATGAACAGGCAGTTGTGGCCGTGTGCAACTTCTTGTGTGGGGCGGCACCGCTCTGCCGGAAAGGATATGATGGTTCCCATTTCTCACTCTCCCTAGCGGTCCTTGCGGACCTCTTCACGCAGGATTGTCGCTTGGCGTCTGATTTGATCGAAAACGCCTTCCTCCGGGTAATTGCTGGCCCTGGGGTCCGCGTGCGCCGAGGAGGCGAGACTGCTGTTTTCGTGGTAGATTGCGAGCTTCATATCCATCCCCTTGTGTACTTGTTGGCTGCTCATCAGTGCCGGGCCGCCACGCCCGACAGACGGCCCACGCGGGCCGTTTCGCTTATCTTGCGTCCCTGTAGGCCAGCTCGTAGGCGGCGTTTTTGAACTGCTGACGGAGCACCTCGACGTCTGCGCCACCCATAAGTGCGAGAAGTTTCCCGGAATGAGCAGCCTCGACATGAAACACATTGGGAAAAAGGGCTTCAAGCCCACTGATCCGCTCGACCTCGGAAGCGATGCCGTTCAGGGCGTGAAAGGCGATTCCTTCCAACTCCGCGCCCAGGCGAATAAACTCCTCGCAAAGAGTCTTTACGTACCGGGACATGGCACTGGAAATGGATTCTTTTCGATTCAGGAGGGCAGCGCCTTCGCTTACCGCGAGGCTAGTAAGGAGCTGAAAAGGAAGGGTTTCAAGCTGTCGAACACTTTCTATTTCAGAGAGAATCCCGCTCAGGGCGTTGAAGGCGACTCCACCTTCCTCCGCGCCAAGAGCTTGCAGTTCGCCGTGCAATGCGATCGAATATGAACGGATGTTGTCCGAAATGGTTCCCTGCTGATGTTGGTCAATGGTGCTCTTCATGTCTGTTTCCCCTTACAGTGCGCCGCCAAGATCGGCCCAGGCGGTTTGAATGTGATCGTAGGTAAGGCACTTGTCGTCTTCCGTGAGCATTAGGCTCCCAAGGCGCAGAACCTTGGTGAGGCCGCGCAGTGCGCCCGACTGCTTGGCTATTTCCATGCACAGGCTCTGACTCTTCCCTTCAAAGATGTTCCAGGCGGCAAGCAGCGTTTCCACATCTCCGGCGGAAGGGTTGCCCAGCCTCACGCGGTAGCCGACGCGGCTGAACAGTTGCGCGAAATGAGCCTGCCGTCCGCCGCCGGTAATGCGGCTGTAGATGCTTTCGTTGCCCATGAGGGCCAAGCCAAGGCCGGTGGCGTCGTGAACGCTCCTGATAGCCTCCAGGCCGCAAACAGGCAGGTGTTGGGCCTCGTCCACAATCAGCAGGCCACCAGTGTTCTCCAGGCGGGCAACAATGGCGTTTTCCGTCTTCACGGCGCTGGGCTGGGCTTCGGGCAGGCCAATGGCGAGTGCGATACGTTCAAGGCAGGCGGCCACGCTATTCATGGCCGGACTCATGGTGGCAACCCACACGTTGGGATGGTTTTCCTGATAATGGCGGGCGGTGCAGGTCTTGCCCACGCCAGCCCCGCCATACACTAGGGCGATATCCCCGGCGCGGTGCGCATATCTGAGTGCTCCGGTGATGCCGTTCGCCGTGGGCGTAGGCCGCCAGCTCGGGGCGGCGCTCATGCGATTGGCTTCCTGATCCCGCTCCTGAATCGCGTTCAGCCAGCGGGAAAGGGCGGTGGCAACAGCCTCGGTATCGCCGGAATACTTGCCGGAAAACCACAAAGACAGGCGCGTCTGGTTGATTCCCGATTCCTTGGCGAGTCTGGTCTGACTCAGCCCCAGCCGGTTCATTTCCTTGCGCACAGCCTCTTTCAAGCTGTCCTGGTCAAGCTGTACGCGGTCATTTGTAGCTTCCATTGTGGTGCTCCTCCGGGCTACTGGTTAACCTTGTGCGGCAAAAGGAAACACGTCGTTATCCTCAGCCATGATATTTTTCTGAAGAATCTCCCTGAGCTGGCGCTGTCGTTCAGGGGAAACTTTTTGGTCAAGCTTTTCAGTCACTTCTTTCTCGGAAAGCATGGTAAGTGTCTTGGCGGGAACGGGATTTTCAGAAACAGGCTTGCTGGCGCCAAGCTGCTGGAATTCAAGATCGCTGATGAGGGCGGCTTCTTTTGCGGCCTGCTTGATGTGCTTGGCTCTGCGCGTCTTGTGCTTGGCATGTTCACGCCCCGCCTTGCGGTCATTGAAGGCCACAGTCTTCAACCAGCGAGCGGTGCAGACGTGCCTGCCGTCCAGAGTGTAAATTTCAACGTCATCAGACAGGCTTTCTGGGTTGAAGAGCACAGCAACATACTCGCCAGATCTGTGAGCCAGCTCTTCAGCGTAATAACGGTGCCTGGATTCACCACGTCCGGCTTTGATGCTCACAACACCCTGTCTGTTTACCTTGACTGACTCCTGGCTAAGCAGAAGCATGTTTCTCAGTTTGGGCGAAGCCTTGCGAATGGTGGTCTGTTGCAGCCCTTCGGCGTAGACCTGATCGAAGCTCCTGCCGTTGCAGATGCCGCCGGTACGTCCCTCGCGGGCATTGTATGCGGCAACAACCTGCGGCAGCAGCTCCAAGAATTCAGTGTCGGGAATGGGGTTTTTGGAATAGCCGCGTCCGGCCAGAACCGGCAGATCGCGCATCATGCTATGCAAGCCGCCGATACCGAAAGCTCGCTCAATGGGCTTGCTGCCGGGGCTGGAAATTTCATGGTCCGGGTTGGTGAAGCAGACTTCAATGCCAAAATGCTTCAACAGGCCAACGGGGTCCGTGGCCTTGTTGGTGAAGCGGTGACGACCCGGCATCTGCCCGGTCATAATCTTGTTGGCGGCGGCGCGGGTGTTGTCGATGTACATGTACCGGGGCACTGTTTCACCGACGAGGTTGTATGTAGCCAGCCGGAACATGTCGCTGTTCTCGGTCTTGTCCCCTGCCCAGGCGAGAATCTTGCCTGAGCGCACATCCTCAAAGAACCACACGCGCATATTGTAGACTTCGCCGGTCTTGGCGTCGTATACGTAAATTTTGTCGAAGCTGAGCGCATCGCCGGAAACCGCTTCACCCGCTGCAAAGGTATCCCTTCTGCGCACCTGATCGGGGTAATCGTTAACAATTTTGCCCGTGCGCATGTATTGGATAACTGCGGGCAGAAGTTCTTCGAACAGACGGCGGGAAAGGGTGCGGCCTGAAGGAATCATCCAACCATTTACTTCTGCGGCATCTTCCAGGCGGCGAAAACAGGAAAGAAATGAAGGCGCTTCAGTGCGCAGATAGTCTTTTTTCAGAAACTCCCAAGCTATGGGGTCGCAATGAGCACGGGTCACACGACCCTTGTACTGATTGGCAAGAATCGGTGCCCAATCCTTGGGATCAATGCCGCGCACCCCTCTCTTGGAAGCAGTGCCGAAATACCAGTTGCGAAGGGTGCCGACTGCGACCCCGCGCATCTGACCGACAGCCACAAAGGCTTGAGTAAGCGTTACTCCAGACTCGTACAGATTCAGGACGTCCTGTAGGATTTCTTGTCTGAGGAAGGCTTTTTCTTTGGTCTTGCTGGATTTTTTGTTGAATTCGTCCCACAGTTCTTCCAGCTCCTGCGCCGGAATCGCTTCGAAAGTCAGGGAGGGGCCGTTCTTCTTGCGGTCCTCACGGATAAGGAAATTGGAGACCTTCCCCTTTGTTTCTTCATCCATGCTGTTGAAGTGCCAGAGAAAGCCGCCGCCCTGCTTCTTTTCCGGGGCCAACTCCCACTCGTTGCGCTTGGCACGGGCATGCACTGCCGGGACGGAAACGCCCAACATCTTTGCAACCTGCGCCGTGCTGAAGGCGCTATTCGGGAGTTCTGCCAGATTCATGCGCATGCCTACTGAAGAGCGCCCTCGTCGGCGGAAAAGGTCTGAGGATTGCCGAGTTCAGGAAGAAACTCCCCGGAGCGTTCGGAGTAGTATTGAATGAGCATGAGCAGACGCGTGTCATCGTTCGAAGTGAGGAAGGAAAACTCCCTGTCACCGTCAAGGCGGCTGCTGATCTCTTCAAAGACCGACTGCGGAGTGCCGGAAACCGTGCCTATGGCCTCGAAAGCCAAGTCAGCCGGAATTCTGAGGGAAAGAATGGCGTCGCAGATGCATTCAAACTGGCGGGCACGGAAAAGCGCCGCCGTAAGCACCTTCTCCTTGGCTCCCGGAAACAGGACCATGAGGCGGGAAATCTCATCCTCCACCTCACAGATGAGGGCGGAATCGTCTTCCTCTATCTGGTAGTGTCCCTGCGCAATGGCCGCGCGGGTTTTCACGGGCATGGTCAAGGCGTCCCACATTTCGTACTGGACGATTTCGCCGTTTTCTTCGAATTCCTGGACGCTGATACGCTTCCAGCCTTCGCGGGCAGACCGCTTTTCGAAAGCCTTGGCCGTCATGTCCAGCATCTCCTTCAGGCATCTCGTCGTGAAGCGCGGATACGGAAAACACTCTTGCATAGATAAAATTTTCAGACGCTTGCTCATGGCTATCTCCTCCGCTTGATGCGGGTTTCCGCAAGATCGTTCTCCAATCTGCGGAGCTTGCGGGCGCGTTCCTTGCTCTCGAACTTGGCCTTGCCGTATTCGAAAAGCAGGATTTCATCGGGATCGAGCAGTTTACACCCGTGAAATTCGGCAAGGAATTCAAGGGGTGCCAAGCTACCAACGGCCAACATGAAAACTTCCACGGCCATGAGCGGCGGAATGTCGTCCGTGTCGTTGGGAGCAAGCCACTTGTCCAGAATGTTGGTCGTAAGAAGCCGGGTGCGCCCCGTGGTGATCTTCACGCCGTTTT